ACGACATTCCAGGTATGGAATCTATCGGATTTCAAACAGCTGTTCAGGAGTTTGCAAAGTACATAGACTATGCTTATGTAGAAGCTACTACGACAAACTCTATCGTCTTTGTGGAAGCACCTGGACATAGAGTCACTGAACTCTCCACACAGGCTACGTTCGCCAAGTATTCCAAAGTAACTGACGTGATTAATAAACAAACCATCAACAATATTTCCAAATACCAAATCAAAAACAATTACGAGACCCAAGGCTACGCTGTAGTGGTTGTCGCAGAGACGTGTGAGTATCAAGATGTCATGGATTTCCTCGAAGAATACGTTTACACGGATATTAAAGTCATGAACCCTGGTTTTGTCATCCGAGATACCAAGGCTTGTGCGTATGACACCATCATGTCTGTGAAAGTTGCGCGAGAAGCTTTTGAAGATGCCCAGAAGTTCCGCAACTTTGTCATAGGTGGTAATGCGAAGATGACATTTGAGGACTACCTCGAAATTGCTTAAAGATGTGAGGACTAAATAATATGTGGTCTACCCACGAACTCCCGTAATGAAACGGTTATCATATGATTCTTATACAACTTGTATGTTATGACGGAGTAGAATCCGTGGAGTGAAGTCAAATTCTGGGTTCGATTCCCAGCGGGAGTATTTTTATAAACATTTTGTATGTGTTTATAAAAATACTTTAATTTGATAGTTTGTACTTTTTTAAAATATTCGTTGCTTCTTCTTCTGTATCATATGATCCCATGTATGTGTTAACACCATTTATCATCGGCATTACTATCCACTTATTTCGTTCTTTTCTATAGTACACACCACCTTCTCCATTTGGAACTCTTTTTTTCGAATAGGTGTCTAAATATTTTTGTGGATATCGAGAATATTCAATCTGAAAACATTTTGCCTCTTCTTCTGTTTTGAAATTTCCAAGAGAACCACACTTATTAGTCTTCAAAGTCCATGATGTTGTTCTTCCATCAATTTTTGATTTGTTTTCATGTATATATCCAAGTAGTCCATCATTTTTTAGTTTCGCATTCTTTCGTTGGTTTTCTGTCATAAGCTTAATTGTATTTTGACATCTATGTTCACCTCTCCCACCACCAGATGAAAGATTGTACCCATTTGGGTGCATGGTATTAAAGTATTTAATGTAATACTTCTCTTTTTCCGAAATCAATTCATCCTCACCTTCCCATAATACCTGCTTTTCAAAATTGTCGAATCCATATTCATCGATAGCACATTTTAATTCTCGACAATAACTTTTTCCGTGTACGTGACCATTCATTCTTTTTTTGAATGATTGTACCGTCTGTCCAATATACGATTTTCCTTCTGGTGAAGTTAATTTGTATATTAAACCCATGTATGATAAAATGACTCAATCTTTAAATATACATTTATAAAAATGGTCATGGATTATAAAATCAAAATTAGGGACTCTACAACACCTGAAATACTTGATTCCCTCTTTGAACATGCGTGGACATATCAGAAACCCGTGAAGTTTATGATAGATGTCACGGGGTGTAGAAATGTATCTCTAGGTCGCATTCTCTCGATGAAAGGGGTTCTCGATAAACATCGTCAAAATTCCAGGAGGTACATAGAACACTCGGAGGTCATGGTCAAGTCACGTTTTGTGAGAACTCTACTGAACATAGGACTCTCGATTATTAGAACAGAGAGGCCTGTGTATATAAAACTTGCTAAATAATAAGGGATGCGGTACGGCTCGGTGGCGCGTAAAATGTTCAAGGTACGTTGGGGTCTCCATAACAAGGGTCTTGTTCAAGACCACCATATTATACCGAGGCAGCATGCCAAACATCCAACTGTGAAGAGGTTTGGCTACGACATGAATGCAAGTTCCAACTTGGTTATGTTACCCACAGAGCGAGGGAAGGAAGTTCTTCGTTTGAGGGAGGGACGTCTCATACACGCGGGCAAGCATGCGGGATACAACAGGTATGTCGAAAATACCCTGAACGTCATCACTACAGAGGAAGAACTTTGTGCATTTACGGATTTTCTCAAAGTGGCGTGTCGTTACAGACCACAAGACATTCCATGGCGTTAGTATCCCCACTTGACATCATCTGGGGTGGCATCTGGGAACTGCCTAGAGAAGAATTGTTGATTTCCATGGTCACTGTGACCGATAAGGCTTTTGTGAGTTCTATCGATGAGCATGTGTTCACGCATATCCTTGTAATAGACACGCGCTCCCTTGGCGATGAGGTCTTCATGTTTCATGTCGACGTGATTGTCCATGGGGTAAAAGTGACGCTTGTACTTTTTCATGTTTTCGACATTTACGAGGTAGCATTTGGTACTCGATATCCACTTGACCTTCTCGAGAGTTCCTTCCTTCTCATCGGGGAGTCTCGAGAGACAGTGAAAGAAGCACATTTCGAGGTCATCACCCTTTTCATCGATGACTTTTTGAATCTCATTGTACAACTGATTCGACTTGACGATGACGTTATCTTCAAAGATTACAGCATACTTGAGACCCTGTTTGAAACACCTGTCATAGAATTCCATGTGTCCCACAAAACACCCAATAGCTCCCAGGTTGAAGTAGGTGATATCAGGTCTCTTGATGTCAGGGTTGTAATGCATCTCTATCGCCTTTTCAAAATAGTCTGGTTCTATGATGTCCTCATATTCCCTAGCGACTTTAATGATTCTGGTGTCTGGACCGTAAATGGTTTCGATTGGTATTTCTTCTTGGTGACTTTTATAGAAACGCTCCTGTCTCTCCTTCTGGTCTTTCACCGTGAGTAGGAAGCACTTATAATCGTAGTCACCAGGTTTCTTTTTTGGTTCCATCATGAACATGACAAGTACGATGAGAAGTACCAAGATGATTAGTGTAACCATACCTACTTAAACATTAGAAAATAGTGTCATGTAATGGAGAGTGTCATAGATGGCATCGGTCTGACAAGTTCGATACTCATATCGATCATGTTTGTACCCCAGGTCGTTCACGTGTACCGAACCAAGGATACGCATGCGATAAATTATGCATTCTTGAATCTCAACATGTTGGCGAGTTGCCTCGGTCTGGTATACTCCGTGTACTTCAACGTCGTTCCGATGATTGTCGCCAATACATCTGCTGGTCTTTTCTCCGTCTCACTCACGTGTATGAAGTTCATAAACGGGCTTAAAGAAGAACCAACTAATAATAATATATCCGAGGCTCCTATAGTGTAGTTGGTAAACACTGTGGACTTTGAATCCACCACCCGTGGTTCGAATCCACGTGGGAGCTACCACCCCCTCTTAGCTCAGTTGGTAGAGCAGTGGACTGTAGTTCCATTTGTCATTCGTTCGATTCGGATAGAGGGGACCCATTCTCCCATAGCTCAGTTGGTTAGAGCGTGCGACTGTTAATCGCGAGGTCATCGGTTCGAACCCGATTGGGAGAGTTTTTTAGATGGTGTTTTCCACCATGTAAAAATCTCAGAGTATAATAAACAATGAAGCCTGTTGTGATAGCGGCGATTGTAGGTGCGATGTGCCTCTCCTCCAGTATTGGAGCTGCCCTAACGATGGGTGGGGGTCAGGAGAATCCCGAGACTCCCGAGACTCCCGAGACTCCCGAGACTCCCGAGATTAATGAGCCTTCTCTTCCTAAGGGGCGTTATGTTCGTTTCACCTTCCACGAAGGAGCCCCAGCTAAATATATCCTAGCGCCTAAGGAAATAAAGGTGTTCGACAAGCAAGGTGTCAATGTCGCTCTCACAAAGCCTGTAGAGGCTCATGGACATCACAGTGTCGAACGTTTTCCTAAAGAAAACGCTGTCGATGGTAACGAGGATACTATCTGGCACTCCCAACATGGTGGTGATACGGATTGGATAGAGGTGGATTTAGAAGAAGAGGTTGAAATTTCTAAGATTGTAATTACACAAGGTACTGGAACCACGGTCTATAACGGCGTAGCGAGTTGGGCACGTATGTCTGGTGGTGGTCCCGATTCGACCGATAAGGGTTCATACATCATCATTAAGGATGCCGCTAAGACTGAAGTGAAAAAGACGGAAGACATTAAAACGGTCGCCGCAAAGTATACGTATGATTTTACCAAGGAAGGCGGAACATGGGCTTAAAATTAACACGATAACCTATGGTAATGGCAACTGTTGTTAAGTTTTTGTTTGCACCCCTTGTCTCGGCTTCGCGGAAGAAGCGTCCTGCTCGTTCTTCTGCGTTGGATGCTCCACCACCACCCGTAGATGATACGAAGTATTGGGATTTTGGGAAGTATTCATGGAAAGCGACAGTCGAAGC